CCAAGAATTGAAGTTGGTGACCATCTTGTTCCAGACAAAGCGACAACACCCAACAGTCTTGTTCAACAAGACTGATTGTTCTGGAGTTGGTTCTAGACGGAACTTGAAGGCTTTTAGGGTTGACATGGTATCCAGGTGTTAAATAGTTTAAAATTGACGGGTTCTACACTCTTATTTATAGAGATTTAAATTTGTCAACTATATTCTTAAAGGTAGGTTAACAGCCAAATTGGCTCGACTCTATTTTCAGTCTGAAGATGGATCCATCAACCCATAAAGCATTTTCCGAGTATAGACAAACATAGCTCTAGTAGTGCAGGGTAATGTGATGTAGGTTTGGCAGCAAAAGAAGACTACATCACCAGACGTCAGCTCATTTCTTCTAGCATTCATGAATCTACCTACATCAACCTTTTTCTCTTTATGGAGTCTATCCAGTTCTTCCTCTCGCTCATCATCAGAATCAAAGTCTTTAAGATGATCGATGATATCAGAAACGCCGAAGGTTATTAGGTTATAGTTCTGGCCTTGAGGAAAAACGGTTACTTCGAATCGTGGGTTGAATTTTTTGGGAATGGTACGTTCCCAATACACAGCAGGGAATGCAGATGTTGCAAACGGTAAATTGTAGGTATTTGCAAGCCAATTTGCTATCAGAGTTCTAATTTCATAGTCTAATCGATCCTCCTCAGGGGGATTGATTTTTTTCATCTTAGTAAAGTCTAAGGTATTGTTCTTTTCAGTCTGGGAGATATACTTTAAGAAGAGTGGCTTTCCTTGCATAGAAGGAGAAGTTATATCCTTAGAGAAGAGAGCCATAGGACTAGACACAATACTCTGAAGCCCACGCTGGAGTTGTTCGTTTTGTAAGAATTCGAGATATGTGACCATTGGGAATATCCGGTAGTTGACTTTTGACTTAATCTATGTTACCCTAACTATTTAGTGGAGTGGATAATGCCATCCAGAAGTGAACTCAAAGAAAGAATAACTTTTCTACACAACAAGATAGCCTCTTTAGACACAGAACAAAATGCGTTAAAGATCTTAGCTAACTCTGGCTATGGCTCTATTGGTAATCAGTATTTTAGATATTTTCAGTTAGAGAATGCAGAAGCCATTACCTTGACTGGACAATTCGTGATTAGATATATTGAGAACGAATTGAATGGATTTTTGAATAAACTTATTGGAGTAGAGAAAGACAGAGTCATCATTCTTGATACAGATTCGGTAGTTTTAGAACTTTCTGATCTGTTTATAGACTCAGATATCCCAGTAGAAGATAGGATAGATATTCTTGACAACTTTGCTAAACAGACTGTTCAGCCTCATATAGAGAAAACTATCAAAAGGATTGAAACAATCCTTAACTCATTTCCTAAACTCCTTTCAATGAAACGTGAGATTATAGCCAACAAAACTATTGTGTTGGCTAAGAAACGATATATCATGAATGTCTTTGATAAGGAAGGAGTACGGTTTAAAGAAGCCAAGAAGAAGATTATGGGCATTGAAGCAATACGTTCTTCAACTCCCCCTCTCTGTAAGGACATGATCAAGAATACCTTAGATGTATTCTTTACTTCAGATAATGAACATATTTTAAACTTCATAGAGGAATGTCGAAGAAGATTCTTTGCCGAAGAGGATCTAGCAAAAATATCATTTCCCCGAGGACTTCAGAGTCTTAGTGATTATGAGAACAAGACTCGATCTATCCCTATTCATGTTTCAGCCGCGTTTGCGTTTAATAAGTTTATTAAAGAACAGAACTTAACCAAGAAGTATGAGATTATCAAGTCAGGAGAAAAGATAAAGTTTTGTTATCTGACTATTCCAAATCCATTTCATTCTCATGTCATTGGCTGGACTACCACCTGGTGTCCAAAAGAACTTGAACTGGAAAAGTTTATTGATAAAAATAAACATTTTCAGGTAGGGTACCTCAATGGTATTGAGTCTATCATTACCGCTATTGGGTGGCAAACAGAGTTATCTTCAGACTTAAATGACATGTTCTGACCTAAAAGGAACCCCTTATGTCCTCGTTTTTAAAATCAGTAATCAAGCGGATAGACAACAAGAATGCTACTATTGCAGATTCTGGTATCTATTCAGATGTAACTGGCTTCATCAATACTGGAACTTTACTCCTTAATGCCTTGTTTTCTGGATCCATGTTCAAAGGAATCCCAGACAATAAGATTACTATGGTAGCTGGACCTGAAGGGGTAGGCAAGAGCTTTATGCTACTGTCTATCATCTCATCCTTCCTAAAGGAATACCCGGAAGGGAATGCAGTTATCTTTGAATCTGAGTCGGCTATTCAGTCTAAGACACTAACAGACTTCAATATAGACGCAGAACGGGTGCTGTTTGTCCCGGTGTCAACTGTTCAAGAATTTAGGTCACAATCACTTCAGATCTTAGATGAGTATGAAAAGTTACCTGAAGCCCAACGAAAGAAGGAGAGAATGTTTATCTGTCTGGACTCCTTAGGCAATCTCTCTACTTCAAAGGAGATGGAAGATTCATTGGCAGGAAAAGAGACCATGGACATGACTAGGGCTAAGTTGATTAAGTCTGTTTTTAGGACTATCTCCATTCGTCTAGGGTTATTGAAGGTTCCTTTCTTCTGTACCAATCATATCTATATGTCTCAATCTTTATTCCCCTCTGCCATAGCCTCTGGGGGGTGCCTTATGGTCGGGGAGAAGCTACGGATGTTTGATGGAACTCTTATTCCAATCGAGGAAGTTAAGGTTGGATACCAAGTAGCTACCCAAGCCGGGTCTGGAACAGTGGCTAAAGTTTGGACCCCTGAAACATTGGATGATGGATTCCCACAATGTTATCGTCTTTTCTTTATTGATGAAGAAAAGACGCTAAGTGTTGTGAATTGTTCAGAGAAGCATAAATTCCTTCTTGATGAAAACTGGGTGCCAGCAAAAGATGTTCAGATTGAGGACAAATTAACGACTAAGGACGGCACGATTGAAGTGTTCCATAAGTTTGATTTAGGGTTCAATAAGGTTTATGATATTGAAGTCTTTCCTGACTCAAACTATATTCTTGAAAATGGGTTAATCTGTCATAACTCAGGCACTAAGTATGCAGCCTCTACCATTGTATTTCTCTCTAAGAAGAAGGAGAAAGAGGGTACCTTACATGCAGGGAACATCGTACACTGCAAACTTGATAAGTCCAGGTTTACTAAAGAAGGCTCTCAGGTTGATCTGTTGATAAACTTCTCCAAGGGTCTAGATCCTTTTTGGGGAGTTTTAGATATGATGATTGAAGCTGGTTTAGTGAAACAGAGTGGTACCCGGTATGAATTTCCTTCAGGGGAGAAGGTGTTCAGGAAGGTGGTGAATGCAAATCCAGAGACCTACTTCACTCCAGAACTCTTAAATAAACTGGATGAGTTTCTTGGAAAGAAGTTTTTGTATGGTTGTGTTCTAGATAACCAAGATCTCTCTGAGGAGTCTGATGATTCAGACACCCTCTAACTTTTAAGATCACTAAAAAGGATTTCTCATGCTTCATTCAAGCACTTCAGTACTCACTCCTTCAGGGTTTAGTACGGTTGGGACAGTAAAAGTCAACGACATGCTTAAGACCTATTTTGGTTCTGCTAGAATTCAAAAGATAGATCAAGAGACTGTTGATCTTATGAAAGTCTCTGCTGGACAGAGCGAGGTTATGTGCTCTGTTGATCAAGAATTTCTGCTTAAGGATGATACTGGATATGTTTTTGATGTACCAGTTCTAGGAAGTGAATTGGTTAAGTATGCAGTAGATTCTAATTCAGAAGATATGTTAATGACTCTACAGGTAGTAGACTCAGTTACCTTCTGGGGAAAGGATACCCTCTACAGGATTCACCTAGATGATGATTTTGTGGCCATCATAACGGATTATCTAGTGGTAAGGACTTGATATGGCCAAAGATCTTTTGATCTTAAACCAACTGATTGTCAACCAGGAGTTTCGAGGAAAAGTAGTTCCCTTCTTAAAGGAGGACTACTTTCAGAACCAGTACCATAAGCTATTGTTCGCAACTATCTATGACTATCTTACTAAGTATGGGGATGTTCCGTCCAAGGAAGCTTTGGTTATTTTGTTGAAACCAAAGACTATCAACTTCACTGATGAAAATTTTAAAGCCCTTTGTGATATCATAGAATCTGATCTTTACAACCACAGTGAAATCCACTCCTTACAGTGGCTCTTAGATACGACTGAGGAGTTCTGTCAATCAGAAGCGTTGTTTCTCGGTATTCAGAAGTCTATTGAGATCTATAAGGGATTAGAGCCTGTCCTGAAGAGGGATGCCATTCCAGACCTCCTTAAAGAAGCATTGGCAGTGAACTTTGACACTGAGATAGGCATAGAATACTTTTCTGAATCCGACATAGAAAAACGCTTCAATTACTATCTAAATCCAGAAACTGGAGTTCCCATCAATCTAGAGAAGTTAAATACCATCACCAATGGCATTGGAATTCCTAAGAAAGCATTGTCCATCATCTTAGGTTCAACAGGATGTGGTAAAACATTAGTTAAAAACCATCTAGCTGCAGACGCTATTAGAAACAACAACAATGTCTTGTACCTAACCATGGAGATGACTGCAGAACGGATAGCTCAACGGATTGACGCAAACTTGTTGGATATGGATTTGAATATCATTCCAGGGTTACCTTTCCCGGAGTATCGAGATAAACTGATTAGGCTAAGAGAGACCGTCAAGGGTAAACTGTTTATCAAAGAGTTTCCAACAGCTTCAGCAAATGCCCTTCACTTTAGACAGATTATAGATGAGTTGTATCAGAAGAAGGGGGTTAAACTAGATCTTGTAGTAATTGACTATCTAAATATCTGTCTCTCTTCTAGGTACAAAACTCACAGTGGAGTAAACTCATACACTCTCCTTAAAGCAGTGGCAGAGGAGTTACGGTCATTAGCGATGGAATACAACTGTGCATTTTTAACTTCTTCACAAATAAATAGATCAGGGTATGATAACATGGATGCTGGACTAGAATCTATATCAGAATCTATGGGCATTGTGCATACCGGAGACTTAGTCCTATCCTTGTTCAGAAACGATACCTTAGACAGTCTCGATAGAATTATGGTAACCCAGCTCAAGAATAGGTTTAGTGATATCTCCAGTCTTAAACGTTTCTTATTGGGAATAACTAGAAGTAAGATGAAGTTGTTTGATATCGTTGATTCAGAAGCATTAGACTTCCTAGGTCAAGCCCCCAAACCCACCAGTTCACCAGAAGCAACTACGGTATCCTCCAGTCACTTTAAAGGAAGAGGAACTAAGTCGTCATTTGATGGATTTCAATTCTAGCATCGAGGATCACCATGGCTGTAACACAAGACACTAAAAACAGGGTGAGCAATACCACCAAGAGTGCTGCTAAGGCAGCAAAAGGATTAGGGAGGTTTGCTGCTTATTTTGTTTTAGAAACACTTCTTCCAGGGGAAGTAGGAAAGTTGGTTAGAGGGATTCTACCTAATAATAAAATAGTGTTTACTATAAGTGAGAAAGAAAGAATCAGAAAGTCTCTGACAAAATATGCTTCTCTATTTCGTTCGACTGACCTAGAACCTAAAGCCAATCATCTTCAGGTTGTTGCTGGAGATCCAGCAGCATTGCTTATTCCAGTTGATACTACCAATACTAATTTAATCGCTATGTTGAATAAACTGTTAGCGAAAAAGATCAAAGATCGTAGATTACAGACTAATGAAGGAAATTTTGCAATTCTGTTAAAGAAGAAACCCCAGGGATCTAAAGATCGACAATCGGGATTTGTTCCCGAAGTGTTGAAGGGAACAAACAAGTGGTTTGAAATTGTATCGTCTTTTGTGTATACTACTGGATATGCTTCTTTGAAAGAGGCATTTACTCTAACTGAACTTCATACTAGCGAAGTTCTTAGAACGGATATGACAAGTGGCACAAAAGAGTTAGATGAAAATGTCAGAACCTTATATACGAATAATGGTTGGAAATATCTGAATGATAAGGTAGCCGATTCATTAGTAGAAGGTATAGCAAAGAAACTAGCTGAGTGGGCAGATAAACTTAATACCCCTAGTGCTTTTGAACAGATGATAATGGCTACTCAGATGGGTAATTACCTTGGATTAAGTGATGTTGGGATAAAAGAAGCAAAGAAACGGTTAAGTAGATTTAAAGAACAACTTAAATATACTCTTGGTAGTAACGACACCCGAACCAAAACTCCTATAGAAGTTACTTTAGAACTTCAGATTGTAAATGAGTCATCACTTCTATACATCTTTGATATTGATCCAGATGTTCCAGCCTTTCGTGATTTTTCTATTCAAGTAAATTTGGCAGAAAAAGAAATAACATTTACCTATAATAACCATGAAAACAATTTTGAAAAGAAGGTTAAGAAGGTTGCCGTTGGACGGGATCTAGATTTCACTAAAAGGATTCTAAGTAATAGTAAAGACAACTCCTCATTATGGATCGAGTTTGAAAAGGTCATTATAGAGACTTTAATGGAACAAAAAGGAGAGGTGTTGGCATCGTTCATTAAGTTGTTCAAATCCATGAAATAGTCCTTGATTTTCCTACAAAAATCATGTAAACTTAAGGGATAAGGGGTGGTGCTACCTGTCTAAGCACCGTGACACAAGGGCAACCTGCAATGACCGTTATAGATGATTCGATCAGTTCCCGAGTAAATCGTTCTTGGCATACTGCCGTTAGGAACCTTAACAACACCTTTGACAGTGGGCTAACCTTTACTTCGAGATGGCTTTATCCGTTCACTAAGATCTTACGAGACAACCCAAATACCGAAGGGATGTTTATCTTTCTATCAGATCCGAGTTGGTTTAAGGGATACCTTAACGATGTAGATTTTTCAGATTGTCTGAAACTGTACAATAATCCGGCATACCGACACCCGGAGTCTGGTCGTATTCGAATATTCTTCCCCCAGAAACTAAGAGCTATGCGAAGGGTCTTGGGGTTTAAGGGCTATCAGACCAATAAACAACTTAAAGAAAGCTTGGGTAAACTGTTCAGAAGTAGATCCTTCCTTAAGAATCTTTATGCTCACTGGGATGAGATAGCCTATACCGTACCCTACACCGAGTTGGATGTCTTTGTCAAGGTAGATAGAGTTCCCAAGTATCCTGGCCTAGTTCAAGTCTCCTTGGGAGGAATTCCTAGATTAAGCTCTTCTAAATTATCAATGCTAGCAACTCAGCTAAAGTTCTTTCATAAGAAGGAACTAAACTTTCATTCAGACCCCTTTGTCAACTTCTATAAAGAACTGTATCTTGATAGAAAGGTAGTATTTAGACCTAGTGAACTTCCATGGATGTTATCCTGGAGTGGGATATTTCCGGAACCCATTCTTGCTGGAGTGGTAGATATCAATCGAGAACACTTTCTTCAAGAAACCTTGTTAGGGAAACTGATGTTCTTCTGGTACAAATTTTGGAATCATAAGGGTTCTCTTATCACTCATCTTTATTCCAGGGCAGACATACCTAAATTGGAGACTAAGATGAATATCAGATTCCCAGAGTTCATGCGAGGAATCCGAAACAACGACGTTTCCCTTGAGCCAGACCTCCTATGACCATTCCCTTCAACAAAGACGATCCTGAGTTTCAGAAGTTCTTAGGAAAGCTGAGAACCTCCTATACCAAAGAACTTCTGGAATCTATCTTGAAAGAATGTAAACCGTTTCTTAAGGCCACTAAGGCTTATAGACGACCGTTATTTCTAATGGGAAATGGCTTTGCTTCGGTACCTCCTCTGATTAGAGATACCATTCTGTATTGGCAGCATCAGAAGTTTGGGTTTTGCCAACAACCCTACTTTACCGTATAGTATCGAAAAACTGTAAAGTCTAAACCGTACAGTTCTTCTAGACGTTTCAACGAAGTTGCTTTATAACCCATTGGGAGATAAAGACTTATAGCCTCTCCACGTCTGTATTCGACATACTCTGCCGAAGGAGGTTTCTAAAAAACCTTCAAAACTAACCCTCTTATTGGTTTTCTAAGAGGACTAAGAGTGTAGAGTTCTTACGGGGTCTACACGGTTATTTATAGTGATTTAAATTTGTCAACTATACACCACCTCTAAGTCCCTTTCTGAGGAAACCATCTATGCTTTTCCAATTGGGGAGTTTGAAACATTTTGGTCGCCACTAGTCCCATCAATCAACTTAATCTTTAAGAATCTCATCTTTAACATGTTTCAACCCCCTTGAAATGATATAAATAGATTAAAATTCATCTAAAACGGTAAATTCCACGTGAGCCATAAAGCCTTTAAACTCAGACTAGAGCCCACACCAGAACAGTCAGTCTTGTTGAACAAGACCTTTGGGTGTGTCCGGGCTATCTGGAATCAAAGAGTAGATGGCTTCAATAATTGGAACCCAGGTACTGAAACAGTAGAACCTACCATCAAGGAGTTAAAGGTTATCTATCCTTGGTTGGCTGAAGTTCCTTACAACGCATTAGAACAAAAACTCAACGATTGGCGGTCATTTAAATCCCAATTCTTCAACAAGAAAAGGAAGAAGAAGCTTGGAAGACCAACCTTTAAAAGCCGAAGAGGACGTCAATCCTTTAGGTTATCTGTGAATGGATTCTCCTTTAAAGATAATCAAGTAGTGGTCTCTAAGATAGGTAAACTAAATCTTGTTGGTTATGATTTATCATCCTTACCTTTAGAGACTTGCAAGTCTATCACCATCTCTAAAGACCCTTCTGGGAAGTGTTTTTGTTCTATCCTGTTAGAAGTCACCATCCAACCTAAACCATTGACTGGTCAGATGGTTGGTATAGATTTAGGTATCAAAGATCTTTACATCCTTTCAGATGGTCAAGTTGTTGAAAACCCCAAGTGGTACCATGAAAACCAAGTGGTGCTAAAGAAGGCTCAACAACGGTTAGATAGAAAGGTTAAAGGTAGTAAACGGTATGAAAAGCAGCGAATCAAAGTAGCTAAGGTCTATGAGAAGATAAAGAACCAGAGAAACTACTTCCTTCACAACATCTCCTCCTCCTTAGTGACCAATTATGATCTTATCTGTCTTGAAGACTTGAATGTTTCTGGAATGGTCAAGAACCATTGTCTCTCTAAGGCCATTCAAAACGCTTCATGGTCTTCTTTTGTAGCCATGTTGACTTACAAGTGTGACTGGTATGGAAAGACCTTGGTGAAGGTTGATCGGTTCTTTCCTTCCTCTAAGACTTGTTCTTCCTGTGGATTCAAGATGGAGAAGATGGGGTTAAAGATCAGGGAATGGACTTGTCCTTCTTGTGGTTCAAGACACCATAGAGATCATAACGCTGCAAAGAACATTCTCCAGGAGGGATTTAGAATCCTGACTGGTCAGGAGTTTGAGGGTTTCCCTAAACCCTCTTCGGCAGAGTATGTCGAATACAGACGTGGAGAGGATGTAAGCCTATTTGATGCTCGCCATCACTTAGCATCCTTCGTGAAGCGTCTAGAAATTATATGAATTTATATGATTTCGGTACTACAAGCCAGAAAAAGAACAATTCTTGACTTCGATAAAGTGTTCCCCACACCTTCGAGAAGTTGTTCGGAACCATCAAGAAACCATCCAAGTCTTACAGACTTCTACCTCTAACGCAGAGATCGTAAAGGCTACCTTAGATATCTTAACTGATCTTGGATATCAAAATACTGAGTTCTATTCGGGTTATAATTCAGGAAATGAGTTGCAATTTAATTGTGTAGGATTCTTTCTAGCAAAGAGTTCTGAGCTGGATGAAGATTCATTAAAAACCACCCTTAGAAGTTTCAAATCATAATGGAGAACTCCAATGTCGACTATTAAAAATATTCCTGTTGAGGAAGATGAGCTAGAGGATCAGGACGAGACTTTATCCGAAGAAGATGAGGATAATGAGTCTGAGTATGAGGAAGAAGGTCCGGTAATTATAGGTCTCTCTACTGGGGAAAAGCTCATTGCAGATATCATAGACGAGGACCTTTCTTCCGGGTGTGTAACAGTCTACCGACCACTGAGGCTCATTGAGATTATTGATGGAGATCAAACCCAACTTAGGTTTGCAACCTACAATCCATTTCTTTATGACCAGATACTTCCTATCAGGATTGATCATGTGGTTTTTATTAGCGCTATCACTGATGATGCAGAAGAACTCTATGTAGATTATTGCATGGAAATGGAGAAAGAAGAACGGAAACAGGCCAGAAAACAACAGAAAGAGAAGAAGGAACAGAATGCTAAAACTAAGAGCAATGTGATCACTGCCCCATTTAGAAAGATTCCTGAGAAACCTTAATGGCATTTTTCACCTATCCGGTAGACAGTCAATGGCTGGTTGTGGAGGCAGATACCTCATTGGAATCTAAGCAGCTCGCAAAGAGTAAAGGAGTTGACTTATCTTCAATATCGTGTATCCTACGAACTCCAGAACCTGTCCTCTGCGAAATCGAAGCTAGGATCCCAATGACTATAGTCTACCAGGATGGGATGATAGAGAGGGTTAAAAATGCAAATTGAAACATTCCAAGCATGGTTGAACGAAAAATATAGTGACTTAAACGTCAGAGTCCATTATATCGAACTAAAGATTGGACGGAAGATGAGAAAGATTCCTGTCTTTGAGGAAACCATACTTTCTGTTATAGATTTGAAAGGTCTTCTAAATTCCTACATTACAGCAAAGACTAAGGACACTGAATTCTCAGATCTATCTTTAGGGGTTAGATTTATTGTTGTGAGTCCATTTACTCAAACTAAAATTTTCATTTGGCCACAGCAGTTTCTTCATGAAAAAGTTATTGGTGTTTTAGATTCTAATTTAGCAAAGGAGTACGCCAGTTCGATGGCAGATATTCCACCACCAGAATTGAATATTTTTACAGGAACGTTTCTGGCAAATAGTCCTAAAATTCAGACTAACATGCCTAAGTCAACATTTGATGTGATGACAAAAAATCAAACAGACAAGTTCTTGTCAAAGTTTAATCTTACCAATAAAGATATTGAATTTTACAAATGAACTATTCAGAACGGTGGATACAATACTTCTTTGATGTAGCTCAAAGAACTGCTAAACTTTCTTATGCAAAGAGGCTTCAGGTAGGAGCCGTAGCTGCTAAGGATAAACGGATAATTGCATGTGGCTTTAATGGGACTCCTACCGGATTCTCTAATGACTGTGAGACTGAATTTGGTCTCACAGATTCATGTGTCATTCATGCCGAAGAAAATCTCATTTTGTTTTCCGCCAAACATGGGATTAGTTTATTGTGCTGTGATATGTTTTGTACCCATTCCCCTTGTGTACACTGTTCAAGAATGATTATTTCTTGTGGAATAAAACAGTTTTTCTATATCAACGACTATAGAGATGATGAAGGAATTGTGTTGCTAAAAACAGCTGGATTAAAAATAGAACAATTTAAGCTCTAGAAAGGGTTACCTATGATCAACGTGTATTCAAGAGAGGAAGTATTCGGAAAGACTTTAGAGTATTTCAATGGAGATACTTTAGCTACCGATGTCTGGATCAATAAGTATTGTCTGAAGAGAAGTGCAGATGAGTTGTTGGAATTGACTCCTGTGGATATGCACCATAGGATTGCTAAAGAGTTTGCTAGTATTGAACAGAAATATCCTAACCCTCTCTCTGAAGATGAAATATTCAGCCTCCTTGACAACTTCAGATTTATTGTTCCTCAAGGCTCACCTATGGCTGGGATTGGCAATACAGAACAGCTAACCTCCTTGAGTAATTGCTATCTTATCGGCAATGAATCAGATTCTTATGGGGGCATCATTCAAGCTGAAGAAGAGATGGTTCAGTTAATGAAACGTCGAGGTGGGGTAGGGTTAGATCTATCTCATATCAGACCTGAAGGATCCCCAGTTGATAATGCGGCAATATCATCAACTGGGGTAGTGCCTTTTATGGAACGGTATTCTAATGGTACTCGTGAAGTAGCCCAAGATGGACGGCGTGGGGCATTGATGCAGACATTGCACATCAAGCACCCATCCGCTGAATCCTTTATTGACGCCAAGTTAGATCTCAAGAAAGTCACTGGGGCTAATATCTCTCTTCGAGTTACTGATGAGTTTATGCGAGCTGTTACTTCAGAAACTGACCATACCTTTGTTCAGACCTTTCCGATAGACAGTCAACACCCTATTATCAAGAAAACCGTAGATGCAAAACACCTCTGGAAGAAGATTGTAGACAACAACTGGAAGTCAGCGGAGCCAGGAGTCTTTTTCTGGGATACGGTTATTTCAGAATCCCCAGCAGATTGTTATTCAGATGTAGGCTTCAAGTCAGTAGGGACCAATCCTTGTGGTGAGATTGTTCTGAATATAGGAGGCTCTTGTCTTCTCCTCGTGCTTAACCTATATTCCTTTGTTAAGAATCCTTTTCTACCTACAGCCTTCTTTGACTTTGACCTCTTTAGACATCATGTAGGCATTGCGTATAGACTCCTAGATGATATTGTAGATTTAGAAATCGAGAAAGTAAATGCTATTATTGGCAAGATTCAACGAGATAAAGAACCCATTGAAATTAAGGTAACTGAACTTAATCTTTGGGAAAACAAGATTAAACGGACATTGGTAAAAGGTAGGAGAATTGGTCTAGGGGTAACCGCGGAGGCAGATATGTTAGCTGCTCTGGGTTATAAGTACGGGACAGAAGAAGCCACTCGGTTCTCTGTATCTATTCATAGTATCTTAGCCCAAAAGGCATTTCAGACTTCGGTAACGTTAGCTGAAGAACGTGGACCATTCCCGGTATTCTCCTATGAAAAGGAAAAAAACAATCCATTTCTATTAAGGTTATTAGACGAAGCTGACGACCCAGACCACCTACTTCACCAATGGAAAACGTTTGGTCGTAGAAACATTGGAATGCTTACCATTTCCCCAACTGGAAGCCTATCATGTCTAACCCAGACTTCTTCAGGAATTGAACCGGTGTATTCGTTATTCCATACCAGACGCCGGAAGATCAATCCCAATGATAGGTCAGCAAAATCTGACTTTATTGATGAACTTGGAGATCATTGGGAAGAGTATAACGTGGTTCATCCCAAATTTGTCACCTGGGCAAAGTCGGTTAATATTCAAGATGACTTAGGCACCATGTCACCTGAACGGTTGAGGAAGCTTATTGCTTCATCCCCTTATGCTAAAGCCTCGTCTGGAGAGATAGATTGGAATGAAAAGGTCTCTATGATTGGTCAGATTCAGAAGTATGTTGACCATTCTATTTCAAATACCACCAACCTTCCCTCAAATATCACTAGGGAGGAAGTAGACTCCTTGTATGTCTCTGCCTGGAAGGCAGGCTGCAAAGGATGTACAATCTATCGAGATGGGTCTAGATCTGGAGTTCTAGTTTCTGCAGAAGAGAACAAGATCAATATTTTTAAAGAGAACCATGCCCCTAAACGACCTAAGAGCCTCCCTGCTGATATCATGAGGTTTGTCAATAAAGGGGAGAAGTGGATTGGAGTGTTGGGGTTGTTAGACAATAAACCCTATGAAGTCTTTACTGGCCCCAGTGAGTTATTGCCTATCCCTTCATACATTGAAACTGCTGAAATTATAAAAGAAAAGAATGGAGATGGTCATTCCCTTTACAATCTAAGATGGGTTGATAGGGATGGATTTATTCAAGAGTTTAGGGGATTATCTAGAACTTTCAATCGAGAATTCTGGAACATAGGGAGACTGGTAAGTGCCATCCTTAGGCATGGTATGCCTATCCCTAATGTTATCTTACTTATTGATAAGTTAGAAATTGAAGGGGCTGAACATATCACTTCTTGGAAGAATGGAGTGAAACGAATGCTCAAGAAATATATTTCAGATGGAACCCAGGTAAAAGGTCAAACTTGTCCTGCATGTCACTCTGCTAAGTTACTCTTTAAAGACGGGTGCCTTTCGTGTGGTGAATGTGGGTGGTCTAAATGTTGAAGGAGTATTAGAATGAATTTTATTCAGTTTAAAGAATTATTGGAAGTTCCTGAGGTGGTAGTTTTAGATCCTACCACCTTAAATCAAGAGTATTTGGATGATGAATTGGCTAGTTTACTGGCTGATGAAACGTCAGAAGAGGATTTAGAAACCGAAGAAGATGAAGAAGAACCCGAGGAGGTCGTGACACCCCACGTTGAACCAGCCCCCCTGGACACTTCGGAAGAAGAGGTAATTCCTTCTGAACCTAGGGTAGAACCTGCACCCCCAGAAGAGTCTGAACCCAGGTTACCACTAGCTCAAACAGACTCTGAAGAATTGCCTGAAACTAATCAACCACAAGAAGAAACCACATGTTCAAATTAAATAAAGACCAGCTATTAAAACAACAAAGACAGGTCATCAACAATGCGTACACTCATGTATCATACCTTCTTAAAGAATGCAGACCCTTCTTAAAAGGTTATATCAAAGGAGAGTATGGTCTTCTCAGAACAGATAAACGGCTACTCTTTCAAACTCTCCCAAAGAAAAATGATGATGGTACGTTACTGCCTATTCAATTAGACTTGTCTACTTCCGGTCCTTGGTGTGTATTCCCAGCAGGGGAACTTGACATTGAGGATGACCGTGTTATACTGGATACAGAACTGCCAACTGGCCTATCCAAACCCCAGTTAATCAACATCATTCTAAATGATGCTATTGCCAATGAAAAGATGCTTAGTATCTACTGTATCAAAGCGTTTACCTTGGAGTATAAGATGTTCAAGTCTATTGAGAGTTCCCTTAAGAACACCTTTAACAATCTACTAAAGCTAGAGAGCACATGATAGTCTATAAGGCTAAACGATTTACTAAAACTTCAGATGTCAGTAAACATTACATCACCAATGCCGAGTTACTTCCGTTAATCACTGAATACCGAGAGACTCGAAAACTAACTCCTGAATTTGCTAAAGCATTGATGTTGATTGCTAAGAAGTTAAGTACATCCCCTAATTTTAGGGGATATGAGTTTATTGATGATTGTATTCAGGATGCGTTGTTGTGTTGTGTTAAGTATGTTCATAACTTTGACCCAGAAAAATCTAAGAATCCTTTTGGCTATGTTACTGAGATAATGAAGTTTGCCTTTCTTGGGCGGATCAATAAGGAGAATGGGTGGAATAAGCTTAAGAGTAAAGCACGAATGTATGATGCAGAAGGATTCCTCATTATAGATGAGGACTTAGTTCAAAAAATGAACGATACTTCTAACTTATGGTCTGATGAGGAATAACGATGAGAGAACAAACCTTAAGAGTTTCTGAGATATTTGGAGGTACTCTTCCAGGCCAGGATATTATTCCGGTAATTCAAGGGGAAGGAAGGTTTGTGGGTACTCCGTCAATCTTTGTGAGGTTGTTTGGGTGTAATCTTAGATGTCCTGGATTCGGGAATCCAAACTTTAAGATAGGGACTAAGAACCAGGAAGTTAAAGAGATTGTTGACAACTTAGTGGATTTTAAGACTCTTCAGGATCTTCCTAGAGTCAAGACGGGGTGTGATACCTACTATGCGGTTTATCCTGAGTTTAAATCATTTGCTAAGGACTATACTATTCATGAGTTGGTCAAGGCTATTCAGGTCAGACTTTATACCGAGTACAAGCCACCTCACCTGGTATTCACTGGGGGAGAACCACTTCTCTGGCAAACTCAGCTAAGTTCACTTCTTAAAGAATTAGTAGGTACTAGAATTAAGGACATAACCTTTGAGACTAATGGTACCATAGAACTTTCGCAAAAATTTATTGATACGGTAAGGAATACTCCTTTTACTATCACCTGGTCTGTTTCCCCGAAACTTACATGTTCTGGACATAATACGTGTGAAACTTTAGCCCCTGCTGCTCTACGATCTTATAATAAGATTCCTAATTCAAAGTTGTATCTAAAGTTTGTAGTGGATAAGGGACAAAAAACCTTAGATGAACTTTTGATTTTTACAAAACGTTATGCCCTTGAAGGAGTAGAAGTAGACAATGTCTACCTCATGCCAGAAGGGGGGAATTTCGATGAGTCCTATAAGGCTAATCGAACCTATGTGGTAGGACTGTGTTCTTATCTAGGATTCAACTATTCTCCAAGACTTCAAGTAGAGTTGTTTGACAATGTAGTAGGTTCTTGACCTATGACTATTGCCTTAGTCACTGATACCCACATGGGGGCCAGAAATAACTGTACAGTTTTCAATGAGCATTTTCTTAAGTTCTTCAATGAAGTATTCTTTCCTACCTTAGAGAAGCATAATATAACCACAGTAATCCACCTAGGGGATCTTGGAGAGTACAAACGTACCATCAACACCTTGATACTTGATTCTTGGAACAAGGAAGTATTTAAGCCCTTGGAAAAGTATCAAGTATGGATGTTGATTGGTAACCACGATCTGTTTTACAAGCATAAAAACACTATCTCCTTACAAACCTCGTTGGAATTAGCAGAAAGGTTTGGGTTCAATGTAGTGACAGAGAGACCCCTGAAGTTGCCTATGGGCTCTAAAGTACTTGATTTAGTTCCTTGGGTTTCTTCAGGTAACTATCAGGAAGTGGAAGAGTTTATTTCTAAATCAACCGCTGACTACCTCCTATGCCACATGGAGTTTGCTGGAGCTCCCCTCCTTTCAGGAATCCTTTGTTCAGAATCTCAGATAAAACCCACATTGACGAGTAGGTATAGAAGAATCCTTTCTGGTCATTTTCACCTCAGATCTACTCATGGAAACGTGACCTATATTGGCAATCCTTACGAGATAACTTGGGCAGATGTGAACCAACTTAAAGGCTTTACTTTATTCGATCCAGAGACTGGACAGTTAGACTACATCAACAATCCACATACTCTTTTCTTTAAAGCCAGTATCAACACTGAGTCTGATCTTGCAAACTTTGATATATCTCAGTGTACTAAGAAGCATGTAAAGTTGTTTATTTCAAGTTATATAAAAACTAAAGATGTCGAGAACTTAGTTTCTAGGATAGATAAAGAAGGGGTTCTCTCCTTAGTAATCCAGGATACTAAAGTAGAATTAGATTCTGTTGACCAACTTCAATCTGAATTTCCAGACACGTTACACTATATTAAGAACTTTGTGCATAAACTGTATGATCACCAGAATATTCAATTGAATAAAGATAGATTGATAGGTAAACTGGAACATATCTATTCCTTAGCCCAGACTCTGGAGATTTAGATGATAGTCTTTGAACGGCTCTCCATAAAGAACTTTCTTTCTTATGGCCAGATTCCCTCAATAATTGATCTTAATACCCATGCAAAGACTTTAATATGTTCTCCAAACGGGATGGGAAAATGTCTTAGGGGATCTACCACTATTCAAGTTAGGTCTGACCATAAAGGAGAGACTAAAACCATTCAACTTAAAGATCTGTTTTCTTCGTATTGGGGAAGATCGTTACTGCTAAAGCAATTCAACTCAGAAAAACTTAAAGAATCACTCCTGGTAGGTGATCTTTTAGTTTTAACGGAGTCTGGGTGGACTAACATTCAAGCAGTTCATAAGACAGTATCATTGCCGGTTATGCAAGTAACTACTGAGAATGGCCATATTCTGGAAGGATCATTAGATCACCCAGTATTCTTAGCCTCAGGGGAAATAAGATTCTTAAAGGACCTAGTTCCAGGACATGATAACCTCAGTACCTTTGAAGGATCTTCTTTAGTAGTTAAGCAGGAACTCTTGTCGGTAGAAGAAGAACTGTATGATATTTCGGTTGATTCCCCCAACAAGGCATATTTTGCAAATGGGATTCTTTCTCACAACACGGCAATACCAACTGCATTATTGTTTGGGTTGTTTGGCAAGACTCACCGAAAAGTAAATCTGCCTCAGTTGGTCAACAACATCAATGGGGCTGAATGTGAAGTTGAAGTCTGGTTCTCTTTGGGGCATAAAGACCACTATCATATCCATCGGGGAATCAAGCCTTCCTTCCTAAACATCACTAGGAATGGAGAACCCCTTCTAGGAACAACCACTTCAGATCTTCAAGATAGATTAGAGAAACAAATCTTAAAGACTGATTTCAAGACTTTTTCTTCTATTATTACTATAGGAGGAAAGAACCAGATTCCTTTTATGGCTCTTAGGAGACAGGATAGGCGGCAAATCATTGAAAGTCTCTTGGATATTGATATTTTCTCTTCAATGAATGGGATAGCCAAGAGTCAATCTTCAGAGTTACATGAACAGTTAAAAGCCAAAAAGGATGAGATTAGGAAAAAGGAACATGAACTGGCTGTGTTGAAGGAGAGTATCAGGAAGGCAAAACATCTATTGGATGAAAGTGACCACTCCAAACAGACCTCTATCAACAAGTATCAGGAACAATTGGCTGAGTTGGCCAAAGAGAAAGGTGAAATAGAGAATAGGTTGAATAACATTCATAATACCTTTGGTCATATTCAGACATTAGATCAGACATTCAGTAATAAGCATAACACCTTGGAGTTTACCTATTCTTCTGAACAGAAGAAACTAATGCAGTTCAATAAGCACATGGAGTTTTATGCCCAGAAGGATGAGTGCCCTACCTGTAATCAACCCCTGTCTGAAGAATACCGACAACGATCATTGGAATCCATTCAAGCAAAGATAACCAAATGTCAGTCGTGTATGGATCAGACTAGGATTATGCTTTCTGAACTTACTAACCTACACATGGAAGTTAAACAGACCTTATTGCAGTATAATGAACTCCTGTTTCAACGTTCACAGGTTCTTCAAAAAGAAGAGAAAATAATTTCAATAATTCAGGCTCTTGACAAACCCAAAAATTGTGTTATACTTAACTCAGTTAAGGAAGATGAAGAACGGTTAGCCGGGTTGTATGAACAGCTAATAACTCTAAGAAAGGATCTCGAAGCCTTACAAGAACAACAAGAATATTTAGACTTTTGTCAGGTACTTCTTAAAGATGATGGAATCAAGACGTTGATCATAAAGGAATATCTACCAAAGTTGAATAGTATTCTTAATCAGTTTTTAGATGATTTAGATCTCTTTATTGACTTCAATTTTGATGAATCCTTTAATGAAATAATCAAGTCAAGATTTCGTGAATTGTTCTCTTACGATTCATTTTCAGATGGACAGAAGATGCGGATAGACATTGCCCTCCTGTTTACCTGGAGGGAAATCGCCAAACATAGGAACTCGTTAAATACTAATGTCCTGTTTTGTGATGAATTGTTTGATTCGTCCTTAGATGCCAATGCTACTGAGTTAGCTATCCGATTACTTGATTCTTCCTGTAAAGATACATGTTGCTATGTAATTTCACATAAATCGGACTTGTTTGAATCTAAGATGGATAGAATTATACAATGTTCTTTAGAGAACAACTTCACCCAACTTAAAGAGATAGTCTAAGGAGATTTGGCATGACTAAAAAGGATATAATGGAACTGATCATTGAAAAATCTAAGGATTCAGATATAGATCATGAGTTCTTACTGACAATGGCCAATATTGAATCTGCATTCAACCCCAATGCGAGAAACAAGTTTTCAGGGGCAGCAGGGTTGTACCAGTTTATTCCCTCAACAGCCAGGGCGTATGGGTTAAGAAATCCTTATGATCCCAATCAAGCCATAGCGGCGGTCATTAAGTTTACTAAAGCTAATGCAAAGATTCTTTCAGGGGCTGGCATCCAGGTTACTGGGGCAAACTTATATCTAGCCCACCAACAAGGGGCAGGAGGGGCTATTGCCCTATACCGAAGTGCTACCAGGGGAACTCCATTAGATAGAACAATCAGGCGGAACATTTCTGCAAATGGAGGGAAAGGGATGTCTGCTCAACAATTCATAGACTTCTGGAAGAAGAACTATCTCAGTAAACTCCTAAAAACTCGGGTGTTGCTAAAGGAACATGGGATTACCTTAGAGGGATCTAATGTTGAGTAGAATGACATTTAAGGAGTTTCTTCAAAGCTTAGGGGTAGTTAACGGGTCGGGTGAAGAACTCCAAAGTGAAAGTCTTTCTATTCATGCAAAAGAAAGATCACTTGAAAGGAGAATCCCAGAAGGATTGCAAAAGTTATTGGGTAACGTGTTTCATCCCTCTAGAAATAATATAAATAGATTAAAATTCATCTAAAACGGTAAATTCCACGTGAGCCATAAAGCTTTTAAACTCAGACTAGATCCAACTCCAGAACAATCAGTCTTGTTGAACAAGACCTTTGGTTGTGTCCGGGCTATCTGGAATCAAAGAGTAGATGGCTTTAACAACTGGAACCCAGGTACTGAAACAGTAGAACCAACCATCAAGGAGTTAAAGGTCATCTATCCTTGGTTGGCTGAAGTCCCGTACAACGCATTAGAACAAAAACTCAACGATTGGCGGTCATTTAAATCCCAATTCTTCAACAAGAAAAGGAAGAAGAAGCTTGGAAGACCAACCTTTAAAAGCCGAAGAGGACGTCAATCCTTTAGGTTATCCATAAATGGATTCTCCTTTAAAGATAATCAAGTGGTTTTAGCTAAGATAGGTAAACTAAATCTTGTTGGTTATGATTTATCAATTTTACCTTTAGAGACCTGTAAGTCTATCACCATCTCTAGAGACCCCTCTGGTAAATGTTTCTGCTCTATCCTGCTAGAAGTCACTATAGAACCTAAACCATTGACTGGTCAGATGGTTGGTATAGATTTAGGTATCAAAGATCTTTACATCCTTTCAGATGGTCAAGTTGTCGAGAACCCGAAGTGGTACCATGAAAACCAAGTGGTACTGAAGAAGGCTCAACAACGTCTGAATAGAAAGGTTAGAGGTAGTGGACGGTTTGAAAAGCAGCGAATTAAAGTGGCTAAGGTCTTTGAGAAGATAAAGAACCAGAGAAACTACTTCCTCCACAACATCTCTTCTTCCTTAGTTACCAACTATGATCTCATCTGTCTTGAAGACTTAAATGTTTCGGGGATGGTTAAGAACCACTGTTTGGCTAAGGCCATTCAAAATGCTTCATGGTCTTCTTTTGTTCAGATGCTGGCCTACAAGTGTGACTGGTATGGAAAGACCTTGGTGAAGGTTGATCGGTTCTTTCCTTCCTCTAAGACTTGCTCTTCCTGTGGGTTCAAGATGGATAAGATGCCTTTGTCTATTCGAGAATGGATCTGTCCTTCTTGTGGTTCAAGACACCATAGAGATCATAACGCTGCAAAGAACATTCTCCAGGAAGGCTTTAGAATCCTAACTGGTCAGGAGTTTGAGGGCTTCTCTAAACCCTCTTCGGCAGAGTATGTCGAATACAGACGTGGAGAGGCTATAAGTCTATTTGATGTTTGTCATCACTTAGCATCCTTCGTGAAACGTCTAGAAATTATATGAATTTATATGATTTCGGTACTACTATGTTTAAGGTAAGACCTCCGTTGTTTATAAAATCAGGAACAGCTATCCGTTTTGACATACGAGAGCTGAAGGAAACTGAAAAGGACACTCAAATCACTATCAAGAAAGATGGTCGAAGATTTTCATTTGTCGTTACGAAAAACCCTGCAACTCTACCTACTAAACGCAAGTAATCTTGGAGAACTT